ATTTGGAGACGTTTTCCCGAATCAATTTCGCTGGCCATCCCGTCTGTTTACCTGTTTGATTATTAATTGATTAGAGAGCGCTTCACACCACCACCTCTGCCTCATATATCAGCGTCTGAACGAAAGCGTCTTCCCTGTATTCCTCTGACATAGATGATAGCTGCATAGAGAAAAAGTCCGTGTTTCCATTTGCTAAGGCGTCTCTAACACTAGTAGTGAGGGTGACGGAGGTTTTATAGTCTTGCGCTGCTATCTGAATCTGTATGCTAGAGGTTTCCGTGATTAGCAGGTCTTTTGTGTATTCGTGTGTTGAACCTGTTCTCTGATAGGTGATGAAGGGGTATGTTGCTCCTTCTTCTGCTATGATAGGGTAGACCTTTACGTATGGGTCTATACTCTTTAAGGAATTGTAAACGTGTATTCCTGTTTCTTCGATTCTCATCTTATCTATTCTATCTATTCTTCTATATAGTGTTACTTGTTACTTCTCCTCTCTTGGGGAAGGGGGGGAGTTACTCATTAATCATCTCCAGCTGAAGGATCAGATTGTTACCATCTCTCTGATTCTCTATGGAAAGAATACGGAAATCTCTGGCCTCATAGGTGATGATGCAATGCTCCGTCAAATCTCTGCGGAAATTACGGCGGATAAGACAGGTATAGGCGTAGGGATTGTACACCTCCATAGTACCGGCTAAACGTGAGCCTGTCTGGTTAAAGATAGACGCGCGTATTGAAGGATAAATGACTTCCCAATCTTTGTGATCAGAGCCGTACTCATCCTTAGTAAGGACCGGCTTCTTTACCGTGATGAAATGATTGCGTAAGATTCCGGCATTCATAATCCTGACACGTCCGAATAGTTGCGATACATCGACAGCAGATACTCAAAGGTCTTGCTTGTCTTTAATTCAGTTGCAGAGGCAGATTCTCGATTCGCGTAAAAATCAGCTACCTGCTGAAGGACTAGCAGCTTTACCGCTGATTCCTCTGCGGCTAAGATTTCTGCCATAGAGCGGTTTAGGCGTTTGGCTACATATTCGGAGGCTGCGTCTATATAAGACTGGATCAAAAGGTCGTCTAAGGCGTGCTCTACGATCATGTGGGCTTTAGCCTCTTCTAGGGTTACTATTACGTTCTTCATTGTTACTTGTTACTTGTTACTTATCTGCCTTGGGAGAGGGCTAGCGGCTGGGCGGAGATAATGAAATCCCCGCCCAACAGCTGAACCTATAGGATTAACTTTCTTTAACTTAGAGGGTTGCTGAAGCTACGGTAGGCTTGCGGAGTACCGCGTCATACCAAGCATTAACAACCAAGGTAACCACAGCGTCTTTTGCACGGGTATACGGGTCTACAACCACGTCTATACCGGCCCACTGTCCAACCAAAAGATTGGAGAAGTCGCCAACCAAATAACCAGCCCCAGTAGCGGCAGGCTTAACGTTCGTGTTAACCACCAAGTCAATTCCGCTGATAGTGTTGCTGTCCACAATGGAGGAACCAATTGTAAGATTCAACGCCTTATCAGTTACCACTGCGTCTGGCTTAGCCAGGTTACGGAGAGCTGCGTAAGCCGCCGGGTTAGCTAAATACTTAACTGCCTTAGCATTTACATCAAGCAGAGACTGCTCAACAGCCAAGAAGGTAGCGTAGTTAGTAACCGCCGTAGGCGTAGTCAAAGCAAACAAACCTCCGGGCTGAGTAGCGGAAGCAGCGCCGTATCCGAAGATAGTAGCGTCCAGCTTACGCTGAATAGCGCCAATCAAGTCTGCCTGTAACAAAGCCTCTGCTCCATTGCTATCCTGCGCCAGGAACTGCTTGGAGATGTCAATGAAAGCGGTCAAGCGTTTCGGTTTCATCACCAGCTGGGTAAATGTACCAGCGCCGTCTGTAGCCGTAGAGTTCTCAGCCGTAGCCCAATCTGCATTCGTGCCGGAATATACCGGAATTGCTAAATCGCCTACCAATCCAGAAAGCACGGTAGCTCCAGATAAGCCAACGAGAGCGTCTGCATAATCCGGGAATACCAATCCGGCCATCTCCTCTGGCACATTCTCTATACCGGCGCCAGCAACGGTTGCCTGAATAGAGGCGCGCTTTTCAATAGAGGGCAAACAGAATCCAGAAGCGGCTAAACCACTCCGGCGAGCCTCTTTCAAACCTGCATTATGCACTGCCTGAGCTGCCTCATCTAAGGGGCGACCCTCGGCCATGCAACGGACCGTCTTCAACATTGAGAAGCGTTTACGTTTGTTAATTACTGTTGGTTTGGAGAAAGACCGGCGTTTGCGGCTTTTTTCCTCTTCATCTTCCTCGACTATGATTACCTCATCGTCGTCTTCAATTTCATTTTCCTCTACAGGGGTACTGGGTTCTTCCTCTACCTTCGGGGTTACTATCAGCTTCAACTGATTCAGGATTACCTGTATCTCATTAGTCAAAGCCTCCGCTTCAGCTACCTCTTCTTCAGTGATAGCGCGGTTTTCAGTTTTGCACCGGTTCAAGATAGCGTCTACCTTACCGGTAAGCTCCTTTTTGCGGAGCTCTAATTGTGTCTTAGTCATTTTCTTTATCTTTTAAATGATTTGTTACTATATTATTGTTTTGCTCATCCACCTCTTAGGAAAGTCCGGGTTATCAACTGCGGGCATAGACGTCACTCCGCGCATTCTCGGGCCCTCTGTGAGGCTCAAAGCGGTTATATCGTGTTGGAATATACCGGGGTTATCTGCTGCATCCCTAGCGCCATCAGAATGGCTATTACGCCGTCTATCTTCTGCGCCGAGGCTTTGTCAGCCTTTACCGGTTTGCTGTTCATATTGTAGTCTGTCTTGATATTAACGTTACTGAAGTTCCAGCTAAGTATGGGGTTGTTATCCATTTCGATCGCTCCCTTCATTATTAGCTTCTCCAGAGCCTTTGTAGGCGCGTTAAAGTTGCCTATAGCCTGGCTAAATGGCTCTGAGGGCAGGTGCTGCTCCTCCATCATGTTTACGATCTCTATTGCATTCCATTTGTCATAGCTTATCTTCACGATCCGGAAATCACGGCTAAGCTGCATGATGTCGTTGAAGACGTAGTCGTAATCCACCACATTGCCGGGTGTTAGGGTCATATACCTGTTTGCGGCCCAGGTTCTGTATAGGTTGCTGTTAACATTGCCCTCAACTGACTGCTCTGGCAGGTAGTATTTTACCCCCGCCCGGTAAATTCCGGTATCAGCGTCCTGCATCACCCAAGCTAAGGCTGTCATGTCCATAGTAGAGGAAAGGTCAAGGCCCACGATTACATCCTGAGACTCATACCTGCCCCACTCTATATTCTTTAAACACTTATTAACATGAGCTGCGTCTAACCAGGCGGACATGGAAGACATCCAATAATTGAAATTCTTCGTCTTTACCGGAACTAGCTCTGATGGGCTCTTTAGCGCCCGGTTTTGCTCTGTCTTCAGGAACTCCGGCTCCACTGTTACGCCCAGATTTGGGTTGCTCTTTATCCACATCTCAGGATTTAGCCATTCCTCTGGGGTATCATGGGTGTAAATAGCTACAAAGGCGCGGTCATCCTCATTCGTGGAAAGATTGCGTATAGCTGTCTTTCTGTAATTATAGCAGAATGACTCTAGGTTGAATCCGGCTGTTGTTATCATCATTATATGCGGATTCTGCCTCATCGCCATCGAAGATTTGAGCACGTCATATAATCCACTGTCTGGGTGGGCGTGAACCTCATCTAATATACCAAAACTAGCATTGTAACCGTCTAATCTGCTATACTCTGCTGGCAAGCATTTGATAAGGCTGTTATTTGCGTCAAAGGTAATATCATTTACACGGGGCGCTAAATACCTCTTCTTGGGGTCTAACTGCCGGGTAATTCCCTTACACATCTTAAACATAATCCCCGCCTGCTCTAAGGTTGAAGCTGCCATCAATACCTCTGCTCCGGGCTCGTATCCGCTCATAAACTCGAACATTGCCATAGCCGCGGTTAGGAAAGTCTTTCCTGATTTACGGGCTGTCTCTATATAAGATGTCGAATACTTTCTTTTGCCATTTGTGTAATACAGGCCTAACACGTTTACCACTATCCAAGCTTGATAGGGTGATAGGATGAACTCCTGTTTAGCTGTTTTGCCCTTTAGATGACGTACCTTTGACAGGAAGTAGCTGAAGTGCTTCAGGATGACTGTGTTAATGACAATATCTGATCTTTTTAGATCATCCTTAAAGCGTTGGCATGCCTGCTTTACGAATATGCAAGCGGTTATCTTGTCTGCGATAATATCATCCGCGTAGGCTATTGCCTGGGCTACTATAGGTAATACCGGCTCTTTCTTGCTCTTCTCTTTTTTGTTACTTGTTATTTTACTACTGCTCTTCCTCATAGGGAATAGGCTCTTTTTACCAAAATGCTCTTTACAGGATCGCTGTTACCATCTAAGACCGCGTTAAACTTTTTTAACGCTACCTTGGAATCATAGCCCCTCTTCTGGGGAGTGAATCCCACCCGGGTATTGGGCAGTAAGCATCCGTCTGTATCATCTGGCTTACCCACCTCCTGACTGAAATTTCCCGGGTGGAATCTTATTCCTATAAATGGAAATGAAGCGTCAGGCTGAACCTCCCATGTGTAGGCCTGAAATTTTGGGCTCCAGGTCTTTTTGAGAGTGTAGACGCCGTCTGGTATAGCCGTGTTGCCGGGTACCTTTAGGGCTTGGTTATGCTCTAAGGTATAACACTGCCTCAGACCGCGATCTGCCGGCTCTACCATGTAGCAAATTAAGGCCGAGTCGCGAAACAGGCGGCCAAAGGTGATGTCGGCGTCAGTGTAGAATCTGATTAGTTCCAAAGTCATAACTGCTTCATCTGTAATGTGATACCTTCCGATGTTTATCTAGATCGCTAATCCTCACTTGAAAAAACTCTTCTATAGGCGTAGCCGCGCCCCCCTCTAAAGAGCCTATGTGCTCGATCTGCGCCTTGCTCATCCTGGTGCGGCCTTGCTCATGCAGTAATACCGCTGCCGTCCTTGCTAAAGAGGCTATTGCCTTCGTTTCATTCATCCGTGATAGCCGCTGCTCAGCCGTAGCTAAAGCAGCCAGGTCATCCGTACGGACTATAGCCATATCAATTAGCTTGTTAGCTAATATCTCCAGCCGGTCAACCTCTAGCTTATCTAACGGCTTTGCCGCTTCTTCTTTATCTTTATTTTTCACGTTGCTTCTTGTGTATTTGATGATGACAGCTATCACACACGGCCATCAGATTGCTCCAGTCGTAGCCCATACGCTGCCTCTCCTCTTTGGTTATAGCCTGTAATAAAGGCCTTATATGATGGACATCGGTGGCGGTTGCGCTTTGGCAAACCTCGCAGATTGGGTGTTGCATTCTGTATGCTCGGCTTATCTTTATCCATCTTGTGGTGTTGTAGACGTCTTTGTAGCTTCTTTTACTGG